AAGTCCACGCTGTCATAGCGGCAAGTGTCAGCACCGAACACATCACGAGCAGGCTTGAGATCGAACGATCCAAGCGACTGTGCAATCTCAGTCAACACCTCACGCTTGGTCTCGCCACGAAACTCATTGAATAACTGCGAGACAGATGCACGGATCGTTGCATCGATAGCAGACTGATCAACCACTGGACGCTGAATCGAATCCAACTTACGGCGCAGATCCGCATCGAGTTTGCCGAAGTCCTGTTTAAACGTGTTGACGTTCTTGTCGATCTCATCACGCAAACGGAAGAGCGAGGACTGTGCATTCTCAACTTGCTGAACAGCGTCAAGCGCACGGCTCGATGCAGTCCTGATCTGATCACGCAGATCATCAGGAATCACAGCGGACGTTGGTGCTTGAGCAACAGCGTTCGCAAGGTCATCGAATGTAGCGTGACCATCATTGATCAACACAGCCACTTCAATGAGTGCCTGCTCTTTATCGTTGGTTGCAACCATGCCCTTGGCAACAAGAACAGCGTTGAGTTTGGCGAGTGGTTGCAATGCGATTTTGGTTTTGATTGCTCTTAGATTCATCTTGATTAGCCTCTTGATGTTTAGTTTGTTTCGATTGAAAGTGTCATGCGATCTGCGGGGCAGATTGGTGCGCCAACGTTCGCCCACTTCTGTGACAGACGCACTGTGTACCCGCATGATGGGCAGTGCGCTTTGAGCATACGTGTTGACTGCACCTTGACGTTGTGACCAACGTTCAGTTTGGCGTGTGGGTACTCGCCCAATGAATCGACAATCGGTGCGAAGTTGAGTTTAAACGCATCACCGATGACGGTGCTCGTCAGTTTGCCCTCAAGCCACAGGGCACGAGCGCATCTGCCAAACTTCCTGCCATGCCCATCGCCGTCAGTCGATGCGTGAGCGAGTTCGTGCATGAGAATGCCCAACACCTGAAACGGATCGTCCTCGACAGGCGAGATCAGAATTTCGTGAGTGTTGTCGTTCGATGCAGATGGTGACCAGTGCTCACCGATTGCCTTGTTGAGAGCACGAACCTTGCGGGATGGGAAACCACACGTCACACGGATCTTATCGGGCAGTGGGAAACCTACCTGAGCGAACAGCGGACGCACTTCATTGGTTGCTGTCTGCAACCAATCTTCACGGGTTTGATGATTGATCATCTTGATTAAGCCTCCTGTTGGCGGTGTTTTTGTTTACGGGAATACTTCACACGAACAGTGTGACGACCTGCGCCACACGAACGTGAATGCTTTGCTACAAAATTGCGTTGTTTCATAATTGCTCCTGACGGTTGCGAACGTATTGATTAACGGCATCAAAGACACTCATGCCATTGAAGAAAAAGTGTTTCGCCGAATCCCAATCAATGCGACCGGCACGGCTTGGCTCAAGCGTGATCAATGCATCTGAGAAACGGGCTAGCCAATCTGCTTGCTGTTGTGCCTTGGTTAAGGCGAAGTGACGTTTCATAAAGCCTCCTGAGTTAAATGCTTGAAGTGATTGAATGGAAAGTTAAAGCACGAACATGAGACAGGCTGTCTCTCGTTGCACTCCGCACGAAGTGCAACAGGCGAAAGCCTAAAGAGCGAACATCGAATGCGTGTGTCGGATAGGTAGGTGATCACTGTGCAATTGATGGTTGTGAGATGTATTCATTCGGGGTCTCAACCCTGACCTCTAAGCAGTGTCATCTGCTAACCCATTGAGCCGTTGCTCTCCGGAGTCCGACAATTTTGGGAAGCCTGCCGTTGGCTCACATTCGGGGAGGACTGCCTTGACTACAACCCCTGCACCTTTTTTTGAGACGCTATGCATTGATCACTGTGGATCGTTGTACGTCTGCCCTATTCATGCACTGCATCGGTAACTGGCATCGAACCGTACTACTGAACATCAACTACTAGACCCAAGTTTAAACAAGTTCTAGCACGAACGCAAGTGGCAGTTCTAGCACCAACTGGTCACAAAATGACCACCTAGCACTGGTGCGGGTTCCAAGGGAGTTGGAGGGGCTGGAAACGAATTTGGGACAGATCAAGCCGGGGGATTCGCCCGGAGGGCAACAGTCAGGCTAGGCAGAGATCAGAGAGAGGCACAGAGACCCGTTTAAGAGGTCTCAGATGCATCACGTTGAAGAGGTGATGTTGTGCATCACGTAGATGAATGCGAACAGGTGTTGACAATCAACGTTTAAACAACGAAGGTCAGATGCAATTGCACGAGTACATTGCAAAGTGCAAGCACTAGCACGTCAACACGAACAGAGGATCGACATGAAGCGAGATGAATTGATCGAAGCACTGGAATCAGATGCGATTGAAATCGATGAAGAGATTTCAAGCACGAACACGCCCGAGCCGGGAAATAGCGAAGCGATACGGATTGCTGTGGCAAAAATAAGAGAGAAGAAGACAAAGAACGGAAAGGTGTATGGAGTGAAAGACAAAGAGGGCAATCCACACAAAAGGCTCACAGCGTCCATGCAACTATTTGTCAATCATCTGCTAGCAGGCGATACCAAGTTGATGGCGTATAGAAAGGCGTACAACGTCAAGACAGAGAACGATGCGAGTGTGATTGGCAATGCGAACAAACTGCTGAGAGATCAGCGGATCACTGCACTATTGGGGTCTTTGTCAGAGGTTGTCAGAGAAAAGGTGATCGAAGATTCAGTGCGAACTCGCCGTCATGTGATGGAAGAACTGTTTAAACACGCACAGCAGGCAAAGACTGAAGGCACTCAACTCAAGGCACTGGAACTAATGGGACGTGCAGTCGGTATGTTCACTGACAAAGTAGAGACCAAAGTAGAAGAGATCAACACTGAGAAACTGAAAGCAGAACTCAAGTCGCATCTCACACTGCTAGAGAACGTTGCACCGATAAAGAAACGCAGTGCCTAGGTTAGGCACCGTACAACATTGTTTGGTGATTGACTGATGACGAGATGCATTCGTTGTTAGTCGATCACTGACTCCGTTTACACAGCGTCACATCACGACGTAGCGCCATCCGTGACCCCCACCCACCCGGCACCCCCCTGCGAGCGCTTGACCACCCGCACCCGCCTATACACTGTAATCCTCTCATTCCACCACCCCTCCCCATTGTTTATTTATTCAGGGACAGATCACCGTTCGCATCTAGGAATCGACCCCCTAACTTTTTCCATTGTCCCACCCCCGGGGGGTATATAAATTTTTGTATAAATTTTCGAGAGTGTGTAAACACATTTGACAGGAACATAAGTTCGTGTTTAAACTTGCTTGCCGTGAAACATTCCGTGAAACAAAAGAGGTAAGCGTGAACCTAGGACAGTACATATCGGACTTGATCCGGATAGCAAACGAGGCACAGAAGGTGTCAGCGAGCACTAACGATCCACAGAAGATCTATCACTTGGCACTAGAAGCCAAGGAAGCGGCTGGGTTTATTCAGGCATGGGCATCCAGAGAGATGGCTGGAAGAGAACAACAATGAGAAACAATGAGAAGTCCCGCAGGGACGAATCATCGAAGGAACTGAGATGACCGAGAGACAGAAGTTGGTTCTGGAGTTTATTAAGACCTACTGGGATATGAAGGGTCATGCCCCATCCATGCAGGATATCGCCACCGGTCTTGGGATGAAGAGTCGGTCAAACATCCATAGGATCATCCATGACCTAAGGAAGAACGGGTACTTAAGGTTAAAGCCAACACAAGCACGAACATTGAAGGTTATGGATCGTTCGGTACAGGAGGCTGTTAGCCTGTGATACTGACCCGGGACGAAATTAAGAAGTATCTGACCCTGTTAGATACCTTGCCTGAGGGTTCTCCTGAGATTGAGAAGATCAATACCCTGCTTCAGGTGGATAAGCGGGAGCGGTGTAAGTTGAATTTCATGCCGTTCGTGCGGCAGATGTGGACTGCTTTTATACCCGGGAAACACCACACCATCATGGCTGAAGCCTTTGAGCGGGTGGCTAGGGGAGAACTCAAGAGATTGATTATCAATATGCCGCCCCGGCACACTAAGTCTGAGTTTGCTTCCTATCTGTTCCCGTCATGGTTCTTGGGTCTGTACCCAGAAAAGAAGATTATCCAGACGGCACACACTGCCGAACTTGCGGTGGGTTTTGGTCGTAAGGTCAGAAACCTAGTCAACACCCCGGAGTATCAGGAGATATTCCCAACCAAGTTGTCTGCCGACTCCAAGGCCGCTGGACGATGGAACACCCATAAAGGGGGCGACTACTTCGCTATCGGTGTAGGCGGTGCGGTAACCGGTAAAGGTGCCGATGTCCTGATTATTGATGACCCCCATTCAGAGCAAGAAGCCATGCAGGGCAACCCTCAGGTCTATGAGAGGGTCTTTGAGTGGTACAACTCTGGCCCCCGCCAGCGTCTCCAGCCGGGGGGAAGTATTGTGATCGTGATGACCCGGTGGTCTAAGAAGGACTTAACTGGTCAGATTTTGAGCACCGCCGCCAAGAAGGAACTGGATGAATGGGAGGTCATAGAACTCCCGGCACTCCTTCCATCCAGTAAACCCCTGTGGCCTGAGTTCTGGAGGCAAGATGAACTAGAAGCCATCAAGGCTGAATTACCAGTGGGTAAGTGGGAAGCCCAGTACCAGCAAAACCCGACCTCAGAAGAAGGCGCAATCATCAAGCGGGATATGTGGTCGATATGGGAAGGGGAACGAGCACCGGAGTGCGATTACATCATTCAGTCTTGGGATACCGCCTTTGAGAAAAACAACCGGTCTGACTACTCAGCCTGCACGACGTGGGGAGTCTTTTACCGGGAAGTCGATGGGATCGAGGTCGCAAATATCATTGTTTTGGACGCTTACAAGGAAAGGCTTGAGTTCCCAGAACTCAAAAGGCAAGCCTACGATATGTGGAAGGAATGGAGTCCTGACACCCTGATTGTCGAGAAAAAGGCGGCAGGGGCACCTTTGATCTATGAACTAAGAAGGATGGGAATCCCGATCTCGGAGTACACACCAAGCAAAGGCTCGGATAAGATAGCCCGTGTAAACGCTATATCAGATCTTTTTGCATCCGGAATGGTGTGGAGACCTGAAAAGAAATGGGCTGATGAACTGGTTGAGGAGATTGCCTCCTTTCCGAACGGAGACCATGACGACCTAGTTGACAGTACAAGTCAGGCTTTGCTCAGGTTTCGTCAGGGTGGATTTATTCAATTGTCTTCAGATGAGGAAGACAAGATGTTTGTGCCTCGA